GGTGAGGAAGATTCGCCGCTGAAAAGCGATCTGATCGCAGCCCAGGCCAACGCAGGGCAGAACTGGTGGGCGTTTGTTCACGCACTGCCGGAAGACGCGGCGGCTAAAGACTGGGTGGATGCCGTTATCGCAGCGCAGGTTTCCTGTTCGGTTGAAGGTGTCGTGCTCTGCGATGACGTCAGTGCAAAGGCAACGATCAACGATGCCGCCACGCTGCGTTCAAGCCTGATTGCGAAGTTTGGCCGCTGGGTGTGGTTCGCGCTAGCCGTCGAAGGCTTCCAGCCTGATGAAGACCAGGCGGAATATCTGGCGCGACTCTCGGCGCTGCAGGCAGGCATTGCCGAAAAGGCGGTGCAGCTGGTTCCCCGTATCTGGGGCAACGAGCCGGGTGTACTGGCAGGACGGTTGTGTAACCGTGCCGTCACTATTGCCGACAGCCCGGCGCGCGTCAAAACCGGGGCGCTGCTGAGTCTGGGCAGTGACGATCTGCCGAAGGATGGCACGGGCAAAACGATTGAGATTGCGACGCTGCAGGCGCTGGAATCGCAGCGTTTCAGCGTGGCGATGTGGTATCCCGATTACGACGGCATTTACTGGTCTGACGGGCGCACGCTGGACGTTGAGGGCGGTGATTACCAGTCGATTGAAACGGTACGTATCGCTGATAAAGCGGCGCGCAGGGTTCGTCTGCTGGCCATTGGCAAAATCGGGGATCGTTCGCTGAACAGCACGCCGGGCAGTATCGCCGCGCACCAGACGCTGTTTGCGCGCCCACTGCGGGAAATGTCGAAAGCCGCTGAGATTAACGGGGTGCTGTTCCCTGGCGAAACGAAGCCGCCGCAGGATGGCGATGTGCAGATCGTCTGGAAAACCAAAAAGCACGTCGAGATTTACATTGTGGTTCGCACGTATGAAGTGCCGCTGCAAATCACGATCAGCCTGATGCTTGACCAGAACACGGAGGCCAGCGCATGAGTAAACGTATTTCAGGTATGTCGTTTGACGTCTATGTGGACGGCGATCTGGTACACGTCGAGGCGTGTACCCTGGACATTACCGACAACACGACAGCGGCCACTACGCACGGCGTGCCGGACGGTTACGTTGATGGTGACGTGACGGCAGAAGGTGAGCTTGAGCTGGCAACAAAAGCCGTTGCGGTACTTAAAGCGCGTGCGCAGCAGAACGGATCATGGCGCGGTATCCCGCCGCTCGATCTCCTGTTCTACGCAAAAGCGGGCGATGAAGAAATCAAGGTTGAGGCGTTTGGCTGCAAGCTGAATCTCTCCAGCCTCCTGAACATCGACCCCAAAGGGGGCGCGGTATCCACACGCAAATTTAAGTTTGTAGTGACTGACCCGCGTTTTATCAACATCGACGGCATCCCGTATCTGGAAGCGGAAGCCACGGAAAACCTGATCGGTTAAGGCACACCATGCAGGAACATGAAAAAAGCCTCCTTTCATTGCTGTTAATCGGTGCCCTGATTGCCATCGGCAAGGTGCTGTCTGGCAATGACCCTATCACGCTGCGTCATTTTGCGGGGCGCGTGATCCTGGGCAGCTTTGTGTCTGTGATGGCCGGGGCTGCGCTGATTCAAATCCCGAACGCCAATCCCCTGGCCATTCAGGGGCTGGGGGCGGCGCTGGGTATTGCGGGTTATCAGGCAGTTGAATTGTGGTTGCGCCGTCGCGCAGCCGGGAAAAAGGAACGGAGCGAAGCACAATGACACTGAGCGAAAAGCAGCAGCTGTTCACCATCATGGTGGCCAATCTGGTGCTGTGGGCTGAAAGCCACGGCTACCGCCTGACGTATGGCGAGGCTTACCGCACGCCGGAACAGGCGGCACTGAACGCGAAGAAGGGCAGCGGTATTGCGAACAGCCTGCACACCCAGCGTCTGGCCGTGGATTTTAACCTGTTCATTAATGGCCGGTACCAGGACAAGAGCGAAGCGTATCTGCCGCTGGGTGAATACTGGGAGTCGCTGGGCGGCAGCTGGGGCGGGCGCTTCAAGTCCAACCCGGACGGCAACCATTTCAGCCTGGAACACAACGGGGTGCGCTGATGACAACTGGCCAGTGGTTGATTGTGGTTGCAGTGGCGTTCGTCTGGGGCTGGCTGACTGCTGACTGGCGGCGTGACAGCCTGGAGTTATCGATCACTACGGCAGCAACGGCAGCGGCAAACAAAACCCGCGCCACCACGCAGATCATTTCCAGCGAGTCAGCGCGCAGTCTGGAAAACAAACTGGAGGCGCTGGCCAATGCGCAGCCGCGTGAAATTCGCACCGAAATGGTTAAGCCGGTTTTTACTAACGTGTGCGTGTCTGATGAGTTTGTCAGCATGTTCAACGAAGCCGCAGCCAGAGCCGGGCGTGCCTTATCAGGAAAACCTCAAAACGAAGTGCCCGGAGGAACTGCCGCGCCTTGAGGGAGTCACCGGGGCATTTGTCGCCGGGGCATTACTTAATTATCAGAATTTATATTCCGTCTGCGCGGCGCGACATAACACGCTCGTGGATGAAATTAACCAGAGAGAAAAATTAAATGAGCGAAAAAATTAAATTAGCTATTGCAGGTGTTGAGCTGGTATTTGAACCAAACGTGATCGCCTATAACAAGTTCATTAATGATATGTCGATGGATAACAAAGTTGCCCCGGCGGTCAGTTATTTAAAACGTATCGTGGCAACGGAAAGTAAGGCGGTGCTGGAAGACTTTATTACCCGTCCGGGCGTGCCTCTGCAGCTGGTTGCGAAAGTGAATGAGATTTACGCGCCTGAACTGGAAATCGAAGTAAAAAACTAACGGCGCGAGTCCATGCGATTGAATCAAATGGACTCAGCCAGTACGTAATATTACGCCGCCATTACCTCCCCCACGGGGAAGATAATATTGATGATATCGCTGCTGCCGTCTGGCTGGATAACCGCTACTGGGAAAATATGAAAGTAGCGGTAGCCAATGGAATAGGAACCGCGTTTAAAGGCTCATAATGAAACAACTGGATTTTACATTAAGCCTTATCGACAAATTAACGCGCCCGTTAAAACAGGCGCAGACGTCGGTGACGGATTTTGCTGATAAATCAAAAGATGCGTTTAAACGTATTGGCGTGGGCGCGCTGGCCATGTGGGGCGTCGCGCAGACGGTGCGCGGCGCACTCTCACCGGCTATCGAAATGTTTGATGCGCTTAACGAGGCCTCCGCGCGGGGTATCGACAGCACATCCCTGAAAACCGTCCAGCGTGATGCGCTGCTGTTCAGCGCCACTTATGGGGCAAGCGCCGTCGAGTTCGTCAACTCCACAGCGCAGATTAACGGGGCGATTGACGGTCTGACGGCGACAGAGCTGCCGAAGATGACCAAAGTCGCCAATACCCTGGCCTTTGCGATGAAAGCCACCTCTCAGGATACCTCAGAGTTTATGGGGCAGATGTTCGCTAACTTTAAAAGCGACGCTGACCGCCTGGGCAAGGTGCAGTTTGCCGAGCAGCTGGCAGGGAAAATGACGGTTATGCGCCAGCGGTTCGGCGTGGAAATGGGCGCTATCAAAGACCTGATGGAAGGCGCGCGCGGCGTCGGGAATAACTTCAACATCGGGATCGACGAGCAGCTGGCCGTGCTGGGACAACTGAGCCGCAGTCTGGGATCGGAGGCCAGCGGTGCCTATGAGTCGTTTATGAACAGCGCGGTGGATGGCGCTAAAAAGCTGGGGCTGTCCTTTAAAGACGCGCAGGGGAATATGCTCTCGATGCCGGACATGCTCATCAAGTTACAGGGCAAATACGGAAAGAGTCTGGAGGGCAACCTTAAGGCACAAAAAGAGCTGGATGACGCGTTCGGTGACAGTTCGGCGGTGGTGAAACAGCTGTACGGCAACATTGATTCGCTGCAGCGCAACATCACTGAGCTGGGCGGTTCTGATGGCCTCAAACGTACCCAGGAAATGGCCGCGAAGATGGTCAAGCCGTGGGACAGATTTGTGGCCATCCTGAATGCCGCGCAGACCGTGATCGGGCTGACGCTGCTGCCCGTGCTGTATCCGCTACTGAATAAGCTGGCCGATATGGGTGCCACCTTTGTGAAGTGGATGCAGATGTTCCCGAACATCGCCCGTGTCGTCGGATATGTGACGCTGGCCATACTCAGCGTGGCCGCAGCCGGTGCGCTGGCAAATATCGTGATGGGTGTGTCGTTCTTTGTTATGACCGGACTCACGGGGATCTGGAAAGTATTCACAGCTGTAACAAAGATTAATACCGCCTGGTTATGGCTGAACACTAAAGCCAGTCTTGCCTGGGCAAGCGCAATGAAGTTTGCGCGGGGAGTGATTTTAGCCCTGCGTATGGCGGCGATATCCGCCGGGATCGGCATCAACCTGATGAGCTGGCCGGTACTGCTGATCATTGGTGCGATTGCCCTGCTGGTTGCCGGGTGCTGGTTGCTGGTTAAGAACTGGGAAACCATCAAAGCGGCGGTGATGAACACTGCGGCGTTTAAGGTGCTGGCCGAAGCGGTGGACTGGGTAGCCGGGGTGTTCCAGAGTGCCTGGCAGACAATCGCCGATGGCTGGAACAGTTTTGTGGCACTGCTTACCGGTTTTTCTCCGCTGGATTCACTGGCGGGAATGGCAAGCGGCATTGTGGGCTTATTCGACAATGTCTGGAATACCATCAAAGCCACGTTTTTAAATTCATGGAACTGGATTGTTGAGAAGTTAAATAAAATTCCGGGCGTGGATATTTCGCTTGCCGGAGGAAACAGCGATCAGCCATTAACGCAAAATACATTATCCACGGGCGGGAATTTAACGGGTGTTGATAAAGGTGGCATCAGCAAAACCATTAACAGCAACACTAAATCTGTTACCGACCAGAGTAAGCATTTTGGGACAGTTAATATTTATCCGACGCAATCAATTACGCCGGGGCAACTGGCTGAATGGGGTGAGTTGCAATGAGTGACCTTTTATATATTGATTTGCTGATTGAGGGTCGGGATTTTGTTCTTAATTCAGGTAATGAACCTGTTCTTTGCAATAACAAACAAAGTATCGGGCAGGATATCGTTCATTCAATTCTTGAAAGCGGTCTTGCCACTGAATTAATTGCAGAACGCAGTCCGACATTACGCGGGGATGTATTGACCCGGCTGGAATTACTTATAGAAGACGATGAACGTATTGAGCCGGGCACCGTAGTTATCACAGAAGAAAGCGCAACACGCCTGTGGATCACCGCTGGCACCTGGGATTTTGGTTCGGTATCGGTAAGGACAGAGTTATGACGGCAAAGCCGGATGTTGATTTTAACGAGGTGGTAAAGAAAAGCGGGATGCCTACCACGGCGGAGGAGCTGCGTGCGCAGTTCAACGCCATCGCGGCAGAAGAGGGGATTATTACCAACACCTCCCGTATGTCACCGTTCTGGCGGCTGGTCACTGCGATCGTGACCACGCCTGTACTGTGGCTGAAAGATGTCCTGGTAAACACGGTGCTGGCAAATATGTTTGTTGCCACGGCATCCGGTCAACTGCTGCGCCTGCTGGCATGGGCGGTAAACGTGACGGCAAAACCCGCCGTTGCTGCCCAGGGTGTCATTCGCTTTTACAAAACCGATGCCCGCGGCGTGGTGACGGTGAAGGCGGGAACGGTAATCCAGACCGAACGCATCAACGGGGTGGTTTACGAGCTGGCGACGACGACGGATTTCACTATTACCACTGATATGGCCAGCGCACTAATCCCGGTCGTTGCCTCGGCAACGGGTGGAGCCTGGAACCTCGCGCCAGGCTACTACCGTATTTTGCCCGTAGCCGTGGCGGGCATCAGTCGTGTGGTCAATGACGAAGACTGGCTGATCACGCCGGGCGCGGATGAAGAGAGCGATGACGATCTACGCGAGCGGTGCCGCAATCAGTTCAATCTGGTGGGCAATTACCACACTGACGCGGTGTATCGCTCAATGATTGCCAGCGTGGCCGGGTTGAGCATTGACCGCATTTATTTTGAACATGACGCGCCCCGTGGGCCAGGTACGGCAAATGCGTATCTGCTGCTGGATACCGGAGTCACATCGCAACCGTTTATTGACGCAGTGAATGACTACATCACCGGGCAGCGTCATCACGGGCATGGCGATGATATGCAGTGCTTTGCAATGCCGGAAACCCAGCATCAACTGGACGTGACCGTGTATGTGAAAAACCTGACCAATCTGGCGGTGGGGGACAGTACCGCGCTGAAATCCGGCGTCGAAAACCTGATCCGTAGTGCATTCCGGGAAAACAGCGATTTTGACGTAAAGCGTACCTGGCCATTTGATCGGTTCTCTTTTTCGAACCTCGGACAGGAGTTGCATGAAACGTATTCCGTGATTGATTCGCTGGCGTTTTCGCTGACCGATATTGTCAGCGATCTGAATGTGCCGCGTCTGTCCGGGCTGAATGTGGAGCTGGTCGATGCCTGATTTTCTGAAAAAGCTGAACTCAATGGCGCTGCCATTCTGGATGAATGACGGCGAACCGAAAAAGCTGCTTTCGTCTGCCCGGCGATTCTGGGCGCGGGTTTATGGCTGGATCACCTGGCCCGTAAACCAGTTTGATCCGCTCACCTGCAATGAGTCGTTACTGAACCTGCTGGCGTGGGACAGGGATATTACACGCTTTAAAAACGAACCGCTGGCCTTGTTCCGCAAACGTGTGGCGTATGCCTTTGTGAATGCCCGCGATGCCGGGTCGGTGGCCGGGTTTATCGCCATTTTTGAACGCCTGGGTATCGGATATGTGGAGCTGGTCGAGCGCCAGCCCGGTATCGACTGGGACATCATCACGGTGAGGGTTTCTGACAGCCAGCTGGCTGCGAACACGGAGCTGATGATCCAGATAATCCGGCAGTACGGTCGCACCTGTCGCCGTTATCAGTATGAAGTGCTGACAATTTTAAAACTTTTTATCAATGCCGGATGGGATGAGGGAGAGCTGATTTGCTACAGCGCCAGGGAACCCATTTACGGCACTGACAGGGAATACGGGGAATACGTGGCATTCCCTGCGGTATCACAAAACGAAAAGAACGCCGTCTTTGGCGCAAGAATATAGGTGCATATATGAGTCAGACTGTTATCACACAGGCGTTCGAAACGCTCAAAGCGCAGGAAGCAGCCAATGGCGGCATTGTCACGCTGGATGAGTTCGTTTTCGCTAATGTCCCGAACCTGAATATTACCGATCCGATTGACCGAACCGAAGGACTGCCGGAGGCGGCGAAAATCGTTCACCGCCAGGCTGTCAGCAAAACAGGCATGATTAACAGCAATGCCGTCGTGTATTCGGTGGTTCTGGGTGCAGATGTCGGTGACTTCGAATTTAACTGGGTAGGTCTTATCAACAAGGCCAGCGGTGTGGTAGCAATGATTGTTCACGCACCGTTACAGAAGAAAATAAAAACCGCTTCTGGCCAGCAGGGTAATGTGCTGACGCGTTCATTCCTGATGGAATACAGCGGCGCTTCACAGCAGACGCAAATCATCACGCCTGCCGATACCTGGCAGATTGATTTCACGGCGCGCCTGAACGGTGTGGATGAGCGTATCCGCCTTGAGAATCTTGATACCTATGGCCAGGCATCTTTCATAAATGACGGATTCCTGGTCTCCGGTACGAGCGGAAATTACCAGGTTAAAAAGGGTGCCGCGTATATCGCCGGGCTGCGCGCTGAGTTGCTGTTTGATCAGGCTCTGGCAACGACTGCCCGGCCTACCAAAATCTGGGTGGATGTGTGCTGGCGTGGCACGCTTACCAGCGCCTGGGCAGCAGCAACCAAAATTACCGTTGCTGATAATCTGGCGGATTACATTAGCGGCGACGAGCAGCATTATGTGTTCCCGATCGCCCAGATTCTGGCGGATGGTTCGGTGCTTGATGTGCGCCGTTCCACTCCCGTGACGCAGCTGGTGAAGCAGTCACGGGAAGCCCTGCGCCGTTCCTACGCCGAAGCGGGGTTTAATCTG